ACCAAGAAGAAATAATTTGCATTACATACAGATCTGTTATATACTTGTTGGATAACAACAGGAGAAACAAATGGCAGTAAGAAACTTCAATGACGCAGAGAAGCAAAAGCTAATCCAAATCATCTCACAGGGTTCACAGGTACTAGGTGAAGTGGATGATCTTAAAGGTGGATTAAGAGATACCGTGAAAGCAATCTCAGAAGAGCTTGAGCTCAAACCCGCACTGATCAACAAAGCAATCGCAATAGCACACAAGGACAACTACAAGAACCTAACCGACGACCTAGACACACTAGAGTCCATATTAGTAGCCGCAGGCAAATTATAGTGTTAAGGGTACTCAAAGAATTTTGGGTAGAAAGTTACAGCACAGACAAGATAGCATTCTATCTGGAAGTGTTTTCTGTAGCTGTCACTGTGTGGGGGTCATTCATGCTGACCTTTACTTCACCGCACCCAAACATGACAATCGTGTTTCCTCTATACCTACTCGGGTCAACCACACTGGCCTATGCGGCCTACCGTAGAAGAATTATTTGGACTTGCTTTTTGGCATCATGGTTCACTATAATGAATGTAATAGGAAACGTAAAAGTATTTTTTTAAATGAGTTACATAGACGCACTATACAAAAGAGATGAGGACAAGATCTACGTCGTAGAACGTGATCCCAAGAAAGGTCGTGTATTCGTAGAGTACGATGCACGTTATGTTTTCTACTACGAGGACGCAAGGGGCAAACACAGGTCAATGACCGGTGCACCATTGCAGAGAGTACAGTGTGCAACACAGAAAGATTTCATTAAGGAGCAGAGGATAAGATCCAACAAGACATTGTATGAGCAGGACATTAATCCTGTGTTCAGATGTCTTGAAGAGAACTATTTGGGTAAAGAGACTCCCAAGTTGAACACCATGTTCTTTGACATAGAAGTTGACTTTGATCCCGAGAGGGGTTATGCATCAACAGATGATCCATTCATGCCCGTGACTGCCATTAGTTGTTACATGAGCTGGACTGACCAACTGGTCACACTAGCAGTGCCACCAAAGACAATCAACATGCAAGAAGCAAAAGTACTGACTGAGAGATTTCCCAACTGTATGCTGTTTGACAAGGAGAAGGACATGCTGGATGCCTTCTTAGAACTAGTAGAAGATGCAGATATTTTAAGTGGATGGAACAGTGAAGGTTATGATATTCCATACACAGTGGGAAGGATACAGAAAGTATTAAGTTCAGATGACACAAGACGTCTTTGTTTTTGGGGGGAAAAGCCTAGGAAAAGAATATTTGAGAGATACGGCAGGGAACAGTTGAGCTTTGATCTTGTTGGTAGGGTACACTTGGATCTATTGGAATTATACAGGAAGTACACATACGAAGAAAGACATTCGTTCAGACTAGATGCAATAGGAGAACATGAGCTAGATGAGAAGAAAACTGTGTATGAGGGATCACTGGATGCACTTTACAAGAACGATTTTGGATTGTTCATAGAATACAACAGACAGGATACTGCACTGCTGGCCAAACTGGAGAAGAAACTAAAATTCATAGAACTTGCCAACGAGATAGCACACCAAAATACTGTACTACTACAGACTACAATGGGTGCAGTTGCGGTTACAGAACAGGCCATTGTAAACGAAACACACAGACGTGGCATGATTGTTCCTGGCAGGAAATACAGAGACAAGGATGCAGAACCGATGTCAGCGGCAGGAGCCTATGTGGCAACTCCACAAAAAGGAATTCATGACTGGATTGGTTCAATAGACATCAACTCTCTTTATCCATCCGTTATTAGAGCATTGAACATGGGACCGGAAACAATCATAGGACAGATAAGACCTATAATAACTTCCGCAGAGATCAACAGGGCCAAACACGCAAAGAAATCATTTGCGGCATCATGGGATGGACAGTTCGGTAGTTGGGAATACCAAGCAGTAATGAATCAAGAGAAGGGCACTGAAATCGTAGTTGACTGGGAGGACGAAACAAGTGTCAGGATGTCCGCGGCACAACTGTACGATTTAGTATTTGATGGCAACAACAAATGGATGTTGAGTGCAAATGGTACTCTGTTCACATACGAGTATGAGGCAATTATTCCAGGCCTTCTGAAACGTTGGTATGAAGAGAGACAAGAGATGCAACGGAAGATGCGTGAGTGCGGAGACAATGAGATTGAAAGGGAGTATTGGGACAAGAGACAACTGGTCAAAAAGATTAACTTGAACAGTCTGTACGGTGCAATCCTAAATCCAGGTTGCAGATTCTTTGACATGAGGATAGGACAATCAGTTACCCTGTCAGGAAGATGTATTACAAAACACATGGCCAGCAAGGTTAATGAGATTGTTGCAGGCAAGTACGATCACAAAGGTGAGAGTGTGGTGTATGGTGATACAGATTCTGTTTATTTTTCAGCATACAAAACATTAGAGAAAGAGATCAAGGATGGGCTGATACCATGGACAAGGGATTCTGTGTTGGGCTTGTACGACAAGATATCAGAAGAGGTCAACAGTTCATTCAAGGCATTCATGACCAGAGCATTCCACACTCCGGCTACAAGGGGAGAAGTCATTGCGGCAGGTAGAGAACTTGTTGCATCAAAAGGATTGTTCATCACAAAGAAAAGGTATGCACTACTGTACTATGACAAAGAAGGCAAGCGAACAGATGTAGATGGCAAAGAAGGTAAAATGAAAGCCATGGGTCTTGATTTGAAAAGATCAGATACTCCAGTTTTCGTACAAGACTTCTTGAGTGAGATACTGTATATGGTGCTTTCAGGCAATGAAGAGAAAAAAGTACTGGACAGGATTAGTGAATTTAGGGCAGAGTTCAAAGCCATGCCAGGTTGGGAAAAAGGATCTCCCAAGAGAGCAAACAACATGACCAAATACCAAGCGGCGGAAGTAGCAAAGGGTAGAGCAAACATGCCAGGACACGTCAGGGCCAGCATGAACTGGAACAGATGCAGAGACATGTACGGTGACAAGTACTCCATGCCTATACTTGATGGTGCAAAGGTTATTGTGTGTAAACTTAAAAACAATCCATTGGGTTACACAAGTATTGCATATCCAGTAGATGAACTGCGTATACCGGAATGGTTCAAGGAACTGCCATTCGACGGAGATGCAATGGAAACGGGCATACTGGATCAAAAGCTAGACAACCTGATAGGTGTACTGGACTGGGACGTACAGTCAACAGAGACCAGTAATACATTCAACAAACTTTTTGAATTCTAAATAGTATTATGTTAAGCATAGAAGAGATTAAATTACTGATAGAGAAACTAGAGAAGGCCAAAGCAACAGACTTCCAAGAACTAATCGACACGAATCTACAGATATTGAAAGACCTAGAGTTGGCTGTGGATGCCAACAACAAAGAAGCTATCGGACGTTTGAATAAACCCGAGTCATGGTTTGCAAGGGACCTCCAACAGAAGAAGAATAATCCTATCGTAGACCCGTTACTATACAGGACGATACAGACCAAGATATTTCAGTTTGCGAGAACTGCCGCGGCATCGACGGCCGGTGGACTATACAACAGCCTGGAAATAGGACCTGGAACAGGCATGTTCTCCAAGGAGTTTAGGTCATGGAGACTGAATTACTTCCTAGAAATACTGCCAGAGCTGGAAAACAAGATCAGACGTAGATTCCCACCACTACACCAGAAGTACTTAAAATTTTTCAGGACCCGGGATACCGAGTGTTCAAACATACCCCAAGGCAGTTGTAACTTCATATTCAGTTGGGACACATTCGTGTTCTTCACACAGAGACATGTACAACAGTACCTGCATGACTTCAAGAGAGTTCTTGTACCAGGTGGTTATTGTTTCATACAGTATGCTGACTGCCATTATGATTATGATCTAAATGAAGCAAATCGTGGCTATTGGAACTACAACACCAAGACTGCTATGATCAAAATGATTGAGGAAGAGGGATATGAGGTTGTTGAAATGAATCAATTCCGTCCTGGTGCCAACTATGCCGTATTCAAAAAGCCTGGTAAACAAAATCCAGTTGTGTACAAAGTTTCTGAAATAACACTAGACTAAGACCTAAATATCCTATACAATAAAAACATTATGATAGACATCTTAAAAGACATCGTTAAACACACGCATGGATTGGGATTTTTAGATCTTGTCAAAATCAGTGGT